AGATAATCAAATTCAATTTCAGTTCTTAAACCAAGAACAAAAGCCCGTAGATATTACCGGTAAATCAATAGTCTGTAGGATTATTAGTTATGAAGGTACAGTGGTACTACTACAAAAGGCACTAACATTGCAACTACCTGCAACCGGTATTGCCGCATTGTTTTTAAACTCAGCCGACTTAGCAAGTATCGATGCACAGAAGTGTTATTACTCATTAGAGATCCCTGTAGGAGAATTTGATTATCCGGTATTCGTTGATAGTAATGCCGGAGCACGTGGTGATATGAACATTGTTAATAGTATATTACCTAGCTTTGTCCCTTCAATGCCGGTAAGTATTCCCACTGGTCAAGACTTCCCTAATCTACACCCAGATGGTAACGGTGAAAGCAACATCACATACTATACCAGTGTAGTTGATACTAATGATAGCCCAATATTAACACTGCAAGCACAATACAGTGACTTTTATGGTAACATTGTTATTGAAGGTTCTACCATTGTAGATGGTGATTGGTATCCTATATTAACCGACACATACAGCAATGTAAGTGATACAAAAGGTTATGTAGTTCAAGGTTATCACCCATATGTTAGAATGCAATTTGAAAGCAATAATGGTGCAGTCACTAATATTTTAACAAGATAATCAACCTAAACTATTGTTTATCTATGACAGTTGTGTTATACTACATAGATGTTTGATATCCTATCAGTAATTCCCGGAAAGAAAAAACTCACGCACGGCGGATGGCATAGCTTTAATGCTATCTGTTGTAGCCGTCGCGGACATAAAACTGATACACGTGGTCGTGGTGGTATTAAATTTGATGGACAATTTAATTGGTCATATCATTGTTTTAACTGTGGGTTCAAATGTGGATTTATGTTGGGTAAAAGTATTACTCAAAATACTAAAAATATATTATTGTGGTCAGGGATTGATAGTACTCAAATAAGTAAATGGAGTTTAGAAAGTTTACAACATAAAGATTTACTAGACTTTACTAACTTAAAAAAACAAAAATCAAAAATAAAATTTAAAGAACATACATTGCCTGAAGGTGAGTTAATCGATACTAATAACTCATTACACAAAGTATACATTGATTATCTGTCTGCGAGGTCGATAAATTATAATGACTACCCGTTCTTAGTTACACCTAATGACACTGGCAGACAGTCAAACAGAATCATTATACCCTATACTTATAACAATAAGATTGTAGGTCATACAAGTAGATTCTTAGATAACAAAATCCCAAAGTATATTAACGAGCAACAACCTGGCTATGTATTTGGTTATGACTTTCAGAAACCCGATTGGGAAGTATGTTTGTTAGTTGAAGGTATCTTTGACGCATTAAGCTTAAATGCCTGTGCGTTAACACACAATACAATCAATGACGACCAAGCACAGATTCTGGCACAACTTAATAAACGTATTATCTTTATTCCCGATAGAGATAGCACAGGTTTAGAAACGTGTGATAGAGCATTAGAACTAGGTTATAGTGTAAGTATTCCTAATTGGGATGACAGTATTAAAGATGTAAATGACGCGGTAGTTAAGTATGGTAAGTTGCCTACATTACTCAGTATATTGAGTAGTGCGACAACTAGTAAAATCAAAATAGAACTACAGAGGAAGAAAATTGAAAAAAGATTACGAAAATAAAAAAGATTACAGTGTTGAAGTGCAAAAGATATTTTTGCGTATAATGATTACTGAGGCAGAACTCTATACTAGAGTTATGAACATATTAAACAGTGAAAACTTTGACAGGTCGTTAAGACCAGTTGCAAATTTATATAAAGAACATACAGCAAAATATAGTATCTTGCCTGACCCAACACAGATTAAGGCACTTACTGGACAAGACATTGATATCATACCTAACTTCAGTCCCAATCAATTTGATTGGTTCTTGGATGAGTTTGAGGGATTTACAAAACGACAAGAACTAGAACGTGCTATTCTTAAAGCGGCTGACTTACTTGAGAAGGGTGACTTTGATCCTGTTGAGAAACTAATTAAAGATGCAGTACAAATCAGCTTACAAAAAGATATGGGTACTGATTACTTCTATGACCCGGCAGCACGTATTAACAAATACTTTAACAATGGTGGACAAGTAAGCACTGGCTGGCCACAAATGGATCGTATCTTGTATGGGGGATTCAGTAGGGGTGAATTGAACATCTTTGCAGGTGGTAGTGGTTCAGGCAAGTCATTAGTTATGATGAATATTGCATTGAACTGGTTGCAACAGGGAATGAGTGGTGTTTATATTACACTAGAACTTAGTGAAGAACTAACATCATTAAGAACAGATGCTATGTTGACTATGATGGGTACAAAAGCAATTCGTAAAGATATTGATACTACAAGTCTTAAGGTAAAGATGATTGGTAAAAAGTCAGGACAGTATCGTGTTAAAGGATTACCCGCACAAAGTAATGTGAATGATATTCGTGCTTATTTAAAAGAGGTACAGATTCAAACAGGTATTAAAATTGACTTTGTGATGGTTGACTACTTAGATTTGGTTATGCCTGTTTCTGTTAAAGTTAATCCTAACGACCAGTTTATCAAAGACAAGTATGTTGCTGAAGAACTACGCAACTTAGCAAAAGAGATGGGCATATTGATGGTGACTGCAAGTCAATTAAATCGTAGTGCAGTTGATGAGATTGAGTTTGATCATAGTCATATTGCAGGTGGTATCAGTAAGATTAATACAGCAGATAATGTGTTTGGTATCTTTACAAGTCGCAGTATGCGTGAGCGTGGTAAGTATCAGATTCAATGTATGAAAAGTCGTAGCAGTACTGGTGTAGGACAAAAGATTGACTTAGACTATGATATTGAGACTATGCGTATTAGTGACAGCGATCCTGATAATCAGAATAGTTATACCCCCAAACCTAGTGCTAATGATATTATGAGTCAATTAAAGCCTCAAAGTACACTAGCATCAACCTCGCCTATCATAGACCAAGCTACAGGAGAGATACTAGAGCCGGAAAACAAGCGTATTATAGCGGATGTACAGGGTTCTAAGCTCAAATCAATGTTGAATGGTTTAAGAAATAAATCCTAAACGTAGATAAATACTATTAGGAAACTAATATGCAAAAACAAACTCGCAGTCTACTAGAGGAATTGGAAGCTATTGGTAATAATAGGGACACGACTCACATTATTGAGAGTCGTGGCCACAATATTATCACAAGTGCTATCAATCTAATAGAAATGATTAATCGTAACTATAGTCCTGAACAAGCCGCCATTTTAGAGCGTAAACTGTTAGGTGCTATAAAGAGCAAGGATCAAGCAAAATTTTCCAAGTCATTAAGGAAAAACCGTGAAGCTGAATGAATTTAAAAAAGCAAAATTAAATGAACTGGATTTAAGTTCATTTTTAGGAGATTATGGATCTGCCGCAGTAAGATCAGGCTTAGGCTCTTTGGGTGGCAAGAATGTATTAAGCACCACAGACCAAATGGCTAAAGATGATTTTATAAAAAAATTCAATAGTCGTGCCCTTAGCGGATTACAAAGTGCGATTGATGGTGGGTTAGTTGATCCTAATGCCGCAGGTAAAACATCAGGTGCAAATATTGGTACTAACTTTGGAAACAATACAGCAAAGAATCCGGTAACTAATCCGATAACTAATCCGGTAACTAACCCAACAACACAGGTTAATCCTAAAGCAGGAAAAAATGTTTCTCCTACTCCTGCGCAGAATCGTGGCGCAGCCAATACAGCAGGTGCAAATGCTTTTGGACAAATGGCTAACCAACTAAGTGCTAAGAAGTCACCGGAACAAATCAGACAAGAAAAACAAGCGGCGGCAACAGGCGTTGCACAACAACAAATGGCAAACAATGGACCATTCAGTAAGTTACCTGCTAATCAAGCCGCAGTTCAAGCTGGTAATATTAGACAACAAAAACAAGGTCAGGCAACTACTACGGCACAAGGTCAGATGACTCCAATGAGTAAGTTACCAGCTGACCAGTTTGCAAAAACAGCCGCAACTACTAGACAAAACCAACAAGCAACTGCGACACAAAATGCACAAGGTCAAATGAATCCTGTTAGTAAATTACCTGCTGACCAGTTTGCAAAAACAGCAAGTAATGTAAGACAGGCACAACAAGGTCAAGCCACTACAAATGCACAGGGTCAAATGAATCCTGTAAGCAAACTACCTGCAGATCAGTTTAATAAGAGTGCTGACAATGTAAGACAACAACAGCAAACAACCGCAACTCAAACTGCACAACAGCAGATGGCTGCTCCGCAAGGTTATCAATCAAGTGATCCTAGATATCCTAATGGTAAATATGATGGAGTTACCGGTAAAGCTACACCTGAATATCAAAAAGAGTTAGATAAATCAGCGGCAGCCAGTGCTGAAAAACAAAAAGCTGACGCAGCCGCAAGCCAAGCGCAATCAAAAAGCAATGATGATATGGCAGCAAATATGAACAATATTGCTGCACAACGTAATATGCCTAACGTTCCCCAAGCGACTACACCAAAGATATCTACAGACGCTGATGCTGAACAAGCCGCACTTGACAAGATGAAACAAAAGAACCCTAAACTTGCAGGTATGATGGCACAGGCAGGATTAGATGATAACTTAAATGATATCAAGCCTGACAACACCGTTCAGATGCCTAAGCGTAATAAAAAGCCAAAAGGCAAGGTAGCTGAATCTACTCAATTTGATAAACTAAACTACATCTTTGAAAGTATTTTAGCTGAAGCTACAATGGGACAAGCACTTTCACCTGGTGGTAAAGTAGTTGGTCAAGCTAATCAACAACAAAGCAAACAAACCATCAGTCAATATATTACTAACTTCTTTAAACAGTTTATGAAGGGTGTTAATATCAGTGACCCATCAGTAACGACTCAAGTGGCAACATTAGCTAAAGAATTGGAACAAACTTATTCCAAAGATAAAGGTAAGTCAACAATACCTAAGTTAGCTGATGTAGCATGGTCAGTATCACACGCAGAAGCTGGACAAGATCAGCAACAAGCAACAACTACTCCTGCCCAAACCGGAGCAAACCCATCATCTGCATCAGCCGCGGCGACAACAAATACTACACCGCAATCGGCTCAAGCTTCAACGCAACAAGCTAAGATGACAGCCACACAAATCACTAAGTTGATGCAAGGTTTATCTACTAGACAAAAGCAATCTGTATTGAAAAACCTACAAACACAGTTATCTAAAACACCGCCTAGTAACAAAAAACAAGTATCACCTTCTAAACGAATAGGTTTTCTTCCAGAAGAAGAGGCTAAACTTCAACAACGACTACAACAAGCACAGGCAGCCGGAAAATAATATAAAACGTTGCGTTATGTCAACGGAATAATATTATTAGTCACATATTCACTATATAAATACTTTGTAAAAAATATAGGAATATTGTGGCTTCAAAAATGATTATTACATTCTCTAAAGAGGGTAAATCTACCGGATGGGTAGTGGTGGAGTTAAACGATAATGAAACAACATCTGTATTTGTAGATTTAATAAAACAGGGCCATGGCACATCCACACATAATAATACTAGCATAAGTCGTGATAAATTAGATATTGTAAATAGTTTTTTAGAATTAAAAGCATATGTGGATAAGATAAACAATTCTACATATGATATAAAAATTGATGTAGATATTACGAGTGACATAACTTTAAAAAAATTATTTGATTTACACGAATGTGTCGAAAGATTAGGACAACGTCAACGAGTAAATGATCCTGACTTAGAAAAATGTGAAACATTAGACGAAGTAGTAGATGATTTTGCACAACTTAACAAATTAATACATAAGCTTGAAGGTACGTTGCACGGTGGTGAATGGCTTACAGCATCATTTGGTGCTCCGGTAGGAGATCCAGATTTAAAAGTTGCACCATTAAAATATAGAATGCTACAAGAAGCTACGTTTGGTTATAAGAGAGACAGATTGTATCTGGATTATTGTGAAACCGGAAAGAATATGGGGCATATCTTCCAACAAAATGATGTTGAAACACTGCAAAGAAAAATGGTTCAGCCACAAAGGAATATACACCCTAGTATATTTTTAAACTTTAAATCTGATATGGTTCTTAATTTTGAAGATTATAAAAAATGGTGTATAGATAATAATGCAGAAGATTTTGGTTATGATTATGAAAACCCCAGATGGTGGGGAGTATGGGAATTGGGTACTATAGTTAAAGCCTCATTTAAAAAATTGAGCGACTTCCCATATTATGACACCATAAAAGCAAAAATATTATAAATACTTAATGATTGAACAATTACGAGAACTTTACGATAAGATTACTAGTCTTAACACTGTAATCAC